GCACCATTGACTTGAGCTCATCAACATCCGACTTGAGCCTTTGAATCTCCGCTTCCTTGTCCTCGAAGGTCTTTTTCGCAACCAGGCGACGGAGATAGTCTTTAGTGTTTCTATTTATTATAGCTTTTGAATAGCTATCCCTCACGAGTGAAGGATCTTCCTTGACAACTGCGTATTTCGGATCCGTATGGCTCATGTCACAGCGATCGCTCTCAGGTCAGAGCAGGAAGGGGCTGCCGAGCTATTCTCCGAGGTAAAGACGATCTTCAGGGCAAAAGCCACAAACTTTGTGTTAGATAGCATTGATTCCGTGACAGCGTATTCAACATCAGCATATTCTGCTGCATTATCATTGATCGGAACAGTATCAATCGGATTGACACCCACCCATGGTAACGAATCAAAGTTAGAATCGATGTTATCGGTCACCTTGTAGTAGAGATTGATGTATGATCCAGTTGGGCGGTTTGCTGCTAGGAAGATACGAAGAGCTGACGCAGCTGTTGCCAGGTCCACTCGGCGAGTGATATACTTTGAAAGAGCGGATGAACCGCTGGCTGCGGTTTCCGCTTGATATCCCTCCACAACATTATATCCAGTCGATGCAGATCCGATCGGACGGTCCAGACGATATGAGATAGCGATCGCTGATGTACGATTCAGATCAATGACTGGAGAAAGTGTAGACTGGGTTGTGGTAAACGTACCCTTGAGATACAAGCTCTTTGACGTCGGGCTCGCACTATTCACCGCACGAACAATCTGAGGACGATTCATTTCAACGTTCTGATTCACTGGGATCTGATAATACTGAGTCAATGAATGAGGGATTTCAGATCCCGCTAGAGATTTTCCTGACGTGGTCCGCGCGTACCAATCCGCACGAGTGTTTTTAAACACAAGCTGCTGAATATTTGGGTAGAGAATATCGTATGCCTTATTCTCGGTGGCAGTCACGGCTGTTCCACCGATACGACTTGATGCAGTGAAGTTTGAAGCCCCTCCGGCCAGAAATGTATAAGAATCCTGTTCGGCATCGACAACGTTTCGAGTGCCATTGATATCGCTTCCCAGGACTCCATTATAACTGGTACCCGAGGTTAGACCTGCGATGGTAACTTCTGATGTTCCGGCAATGTGGCCATGATTCTTCTGGAACACTCTGATCTTCTTTGTTCCGATATAGGTATAAAGAGGATTTGATTCAAGATTAACAACTGGAAGTGTTGCTTCGTTCAGGATAATATCACCCGTCGAAACAAATTCAGCGCGGCGAATCACGAACTTGATATCCAGATTCTGCTCGGGAATCCATGTCGATGCATTCTGAGACTTGAACATCACTCCAGCATATGGCTGTTTTGTAATGGAAAATGATGTGTTCGTGACATCGTTCTTCCCGGTCTCTGCAACCCAGATCTTATAGTTGCGAGAATTAGCATTCACCACGAAGCAGTATTCAGATGTATCAAGCAGAAATACCGGAGCAGAAAAGGTAAACTTCGTAGGCAAGGAGGCGCTAGAACTTGTTGCGACATCAGCGGCATTGACTGTTACCGTTGAAAATGGAACAATGATCCCTGTAGGAATTCCATTTTCCATTTCTCGGATCTCAAGAGTAACAGGTAGGGTAGAATCTTTAGACGCAAAGTACAGGTCAATCGATGTCAAAAATGCTCCACCTGGACTATCGACGATAAAACTCTGCGCAACGGGATCGACGTAGGTCTTAGCCTGCTGCAGAGCTGACGTTTGTGTTGGTGATAGGTATACTTTGCTCATGCTTTAAATTATTGTGTATAACGTTCGGCTTCAGGTAGAGTTGAAATATCCAGTGGAGCCGATGCTACGGTAAACGAAATCGTATTTGAATAATACGTCACACCGCTCCAAACCGCTCTTGCACGTACCTGATATGTACCAGGCAGAGCCGGAGAAATTCTAAACACCGCATTACCAGATATTCCGGAAGTTGTTCCGCTCTGATATACCAGAGGAACCCAATATCCGAAGTTAGGATCTGATGCATTTGATCTTTCTTCCATCACGAGGGATGCGAGAGAACCATATCCTGTTGCAGATGTAACAGCGATAAAGTTGAATGGAATTCCGTTATACTTCGGCGTGAGGCCCTGGATAGCGATACCAACAAACGGAGGTACAGAAGGAGCCGGTCCGGGCTTTGGCGTTGGAATTACTACCGGTGGCTGAACAGCAGGCGTAGGAGCTGGTACAAAGATTCCAGTTGCACGGTAAATGCCTTCAGCGTATGTAAAGGCTGAATCCGTGTTATTTAGAGAATTATCGATAATTCTGAATGTTCTTTCACCAGTGCGGAATTTCATAGCATCATTATGAGGAATGATGAATGACCCGATCACTTCTCCATAAGGGGTTGTCGTTAAGGGTGTGGCTCCAGAAGGATGCGCGGTCAGTCCGGCATAATTTTTATCATCCGGATTTGTGGTATAGTTAATCATCGCATCCTCTGTACGAACATAGTTCGTCATATCTACACCATCAAAAAACGCGTAAACTCGAGAGGAAGGTTTTAGACCGGTAGCTCTAAAATAGATCTTTCTGGAGCGAATGTATGGAACAATAGTATTGTTGACAACTGTATCAGAAACTTGAGAAGTCTGTGTGTTATTATAAACACCGCTCGATGGACGTGTAATCTGTCCAACGGTATTTCCATCAGATGCCAGGATCGATCCTCCGCGTACTGTTAAGGTTCCCTCGGATAGCTGATTACGGAGTTCTTCTTCCTCCTCAGGGGAAACACCGAACCAATTGACCTGCCAATCATTGAACAATCCACCGTTTGCGGTATCAGCATCTGCTTCAATGAACCAGTTATAGCTGGTAGAAGCATTTGCTGCCAGCTGAGGCTTTGTGGTGACTTCTTTCCATTCATCCGATGGAGGAGAGAGCTCCATTCTTCCTTGCCATCCGTACACCGCGTGCGGGTTAACATATTCGGAGTATGATGAATACGGTTGTTCGATCAATGGTACTTCTGTATAATTAAGAGTGACCAAAGATCCTGTCTGCTTGATATTTGAGGATCCACCGATATTTGGTACCAGATTTACATATTTCTGAGTAAATTCTGGAAGAAGGATTCCCTTCTCGGCCTCGATGGAGCAGTGATAGTCTGGGTGGTTAAGGGCACCGATTCCATGATCCACGAACGAATCAACGATGAATCCATTTTTGTAGCGCTGGTTACCGGTTCCATCCAGAATTTGTGTGTTGGCAGCGGATTTTTCGAGTAGAGACAGCGAGGTATAGTACTCAACATTCGAGAGTCTCTTCTCCAGACGACCGATATCGCGCATCGTATAGCGCTTGTTGTCGATCATCTTCGCCGAAAGATCAGCGGGGCCGAACGTATAGGCATTCATATTGATCGAGTAAAGAACCATGGAATCCTCAGGATCCTCAGGTGCTTTTGGAATAGTATTCGAAATGCCCTTGATAGAACCAAATTCTCCGTTCTTATTCACGAAGATCTTATCAATGCGTGGCAAGTAGAATTGAATATCTGTCAGTATTGTAGAGTTTGGAACAATACAGTTCGAGGTCGAAGCACCGGGACCTGTGAAATTTCCAGAACCGTTGTTACTCTTGGTCGGACGGAAGTCAATCGCATCACGGAGGGCGATCGCTCCCTTGATGGAATTGAATGTAGGAATATCTCCGTAGTCAACGCCTGAGTATGAATTCACGCCGAAGTAATCACCAGTATTATGCGTAAAATAATCGAAGATTACCAGAATACGACCTGTAGGAGCACTTGCTCCTGGCTTTAACTGCATGCGGGCCACGTCGTAGAAGTTTTCGCGCTGACCGTCATCCAGCGTATAGCGATCGGTGATGTTGGTGTCGTTGGTGGTGGCGTCAGTCAAACCGTTTGCAGACATGTACACTGCCTTGATTCTCAATACATCGGTCTGATCGAGAGAATCATAACCACCAGGTGTGGTGTTTGGTGACGAGAATGCCTTCTGACCGTTACCATAGGCTCCACTTGTCCAGGTCGTAACACCAGACACAAAAGTCTTGGTCTTTTCTTCTACATTGCGACGTGTCGATGCGATGACGTAGAAGTACAGATTTGCATTTCCACCTCCGAGTGAAAGGGTGACCGACGTTCCGCCACCATTCAGAACAGGATCTACGGTTTGGGCGACCTGAGTACCGTCACTTGCCTTTACAACTATGTAATCTGTACGATTAACCGAATAGAAGTTTCCAGAACCGGCTGACACAGTCAGCTGACCACTTCCGGTTGCCTGAACGTTATCAACCTTGCGCTTGACGTAGTAGAAGAAGTCGCACGTAACATCATCCGAGGAGCGAAGTGATTGAACGGCGCTAACAGGAAGCTTGTAGAGCAACGAGCTATTCGATGGATCATACAGAATCGCATCGGTGATATTAGAATCGATATCATTGACCGTTGCCGTGAAGTCGTATCCTGGGACAGATGTATCTTGAAGTGTACTGACATTAGAGAATGACTGCCCAGAATTCATTACGATATCGAACAGGTACAGCTTGTAGAAGGCCGCCGATCCAACAATCCCGGAAACATATTCCATGGCACGTGCACGGGCAAAGCCGATCGTTGTCGCTTCAGCATTAAATGTGATCGATCCTGCCGTCGCATGATTTACATTTACGGTAAACTGAGTCGAACTTATAATCGATTCAACAGTTGGAGACGCTCCAAATTCTCCGGTGCCACTTGTCTTCGTTAAGACCTGGCCAATTGCCATTTTTGATGTATTTCCACTTGTTAATGTTACCGTTGAAGTACCGGTAGAAAGTGTGGCAACAAGTCCTGTCGTAGCAGAATTCTTTAGGTTGATCCGACTAAAAGTAGCAGTATCTGGAAGTCCTACAACTGTATCGATATAGACGTATCCTCCGAGTGGAGTAAAGATAGATGCACCGTTGATGAATGCCTCATCGCGGGCCTTTTCCACTGTGACATATGTCGTATCCAATGTTTCGATGCGATAACCATTGACATACGCAACCGATGGTTCAAGGCCGACTGCCAGACGAGCTTTTCCATAATCCAGAGCTTGTTGGCTTGTGAATCCTGGATTTGCTGCCTGAATTTGCGCCTGCGTGAACAACCCACCATTCGTGCCGTTGTTATAGTACTCGCGAACGTTGATCTGGAACGGACGAACTGTGTAATTGCCAGACTCTTCGTAGGTACGAGTGGCCAGAGTGCGCGCAAGTTCTGAATACTCTGTACGAGCGCGTCCTGTTACTTGACCACCATTGATCAGCAGTACCTGAATGATATTGTCTTCTGTTCTGTTCGAGAGGAGATATGGCTCTACGACAAGATCGAGAGCAACCTGATAACGATGTGCTCCAGGTGCAGATTCGTTCGGAGTTCCGATAGAATTATCAACCAGTGATGCATCCTCAGCGGAGGTAATGATATTCTCTGAAATCTTATAGACTACGCGCGCAGATGGGTTTGTGGTATATTTTGATACAATTACTGAATCAGCCGCTGCATAGACAAAATTTCCTTTTACGAAATACACTCCCTCGTTGACAGAAACGCGAGTTCCCCTTCCTACAGGATTATCAGCTTCTGCCTTAACCTTAAACTTCTTCGTAGAATTATTGACGGTAAATGTTAAAATCTCTCCAGGAGAAAATCTGTGAGCTGTCTTTGCAGTATCTGCGCGAGTATAACGAACGAAAATGGTGAGAGCATCCGATGTGGTAGATGCCGTTACTTCAAGAACATCCGCAATGACTCCACTTGTGACACCAGTAACAGTGAGTCCTACAGCTGATGTGTAATAAGAAAGATTGCTTCCGCCGTCACCTTCAGGGTAGTACGTGGTTCCACCATCGCTGAATGTGCTTTCTAGCTTTACAAATTCGTAATTGGTGTCCAGAGACGCCTGGCCACCGAGAACCGGTGATCCTTCCTTGAAGACATGACTTCCAAAACGATCGATCTGTGCCTGTATGGCAGTCTGGAGCTGCGTCAGCTCACGAGCCTGAACGGCATAACCGGGGCGAAACAGAACACGCAGGTAGTTCTTTGACTGATCAAAGTCGTCGTAGTACGGAGGGATATTATAATTCTTGATTGCCATGACGGTTTAAATTAAATCTTAGAACTCCAGAATCATCTTGATGTCTTCGAGCTGCGATCCTGAACGAATAATAGCAGCGCGATTTTCAATGAACATGACTTCTCCACTGAATCGATCCACCTCTGGATTACTCAGAGTTGCGATTGGTCCGGATCCTGAGGATGCACCGCCAATTGTCATTCCGACGGTGAATGGAACGTATCCAGTCTTGTCATTCTGGTGGTATTTTAAAACACCGGTTGAAGGATTATATGCATCGACATATGCACGGGCTCCGGATCCGCCACTAGTATCTGTGATATAATCTCCGACCTGGAATACACCAGTAACGGATCCACCAGTTAATGTTAACGATTTAAGCGCCGAAAGAGTCGCGGCGCCGGCAATATTGGTAGAGCCCTGATTGTATGGATTCTTGATGATGCCAATCTGACGGAATGTCGCTCCGTCGACGATAAAGTCGCCAGAACCTTCTGGTCCATTCAACACTACTCGCATTCCGATGTAGAATCCACCAAGTTCAGAAACTGGGTCGGTACCATGTCCACCCTTTGGTGAAAGAATGGCACGGGCTGCTGCACCGGAACCACCGCCACCAGTGAATGATACTGAAGCCACGCTGTAGTTTGCTCCATTCGTAACAATATCAACCCTAGTAACAGCATTACCAGAAACAATAGCAGTTGCTGTTGCACCGGATCCATTTCCGTTGATTACTACGGTTGGTGCAGAAGTGTAACCAGTTCCACCGGCTGTCACATGAATGCGGTAAATCTTGCCGGCATCGGCGGCCGAATTATTCTGGTTGTTATATCGAGTCTGATCTTCCGGTGAGAGATCCACGATTCCACCCGGTGGGAGGACGACTGTTTTAACCGGCATATAAAGATTAGTCATAAATGCCGTGGCTTCTGCAGCAGTCACAGTATACATGTACTTCCAGATGTAATCATCGCCAGCATTTAATGGCGCCAGTGTAACGTGAGATGGTTCCACCTGCACTGTTGTGGCTGTAGGACCCTTGGCAATTAATTTGTAGACCTTAAACTCAGTTGTAATTACGTAAAATTTTTGAGTGAATATCGCGTCGGACGCATCATCCCATGGAACATACGCCTGGCCTGCGGTCCAATTGTAGCGAGGAATAATATGTGTGACAAGAGAAGAATCAACCTTCTTCAGGGCGATTGCATTTTGCCAGAAATCGTTCCTCTCTACCAGAGTGTCAACTGGAGTGGGAGCCGCCGTTTCGGGGCCACCTAACATCGAATTCCAATTGTCGGACTTACCAATCGCCAGGTAAACACTATCCGTCAAGGATGCAAAAACCTTTTTGAAGTTTGTCGCATTTTCAAGACGAAATTTAGATGTGATAATAGCTGCCATGAGAGTTAGATACTGTTAGTAAAATTTATTCCTAGCGGTGTTCCGTTCCACGTCTGAGTACCGATATAAAGGTTTCTCGAATAACCGGTAGGCCATGGATCTGCAATATTTGCACTATTTATAATACTTTCAATGGTATGATCATCATACGGATATAGAGTTTCTGCCTGCTCAATCGACATTGACTGATAAACATCCATCGTATTATAGTCAAAGAATTTAAGCATGAACGAAGTATTTGTACCAATAGGAACTTTGAGAACCATACTGTAGTATGATGACTCAACGCTCATCGTGAGATTATTTGCAGCCTGTAGTATGATGATTCTGGCCAAGTCTTCAGCAGAAATCAGTCCAGGTTGCAGCAATGGCATGATCGACTTACTGTCAAGTAATTGCAGCAAAATCAAGATCTCACCGAAGAATATCATTCCGGCCGGATGTACTAACTTGTTGAATGTATCTGACCAGACATCAAAGTTGTTACCGGTACGAATGACATATGAAAACTTCTGGTAGAAATATGAATCTTGGAGCTTGATGTTATCGGAAAGAAATCCGCGAGATTCGTTGTAAGTTCCGTTAGAGTATCCCAAGAAATTACCTGCGACCGTATATCCCTGTCCACAGTCGGCAATGATGTATGATGTGATTTGACCCGAATCGTTTCCGCTACGATCTACATTTGGTATAATTTGAGCGTAAGTCGAATTGGGAGCTGAATCATCAAGTACAATTCCGTTTACTGCTACCTTTGCGGTTGTATATCCCGATCCGTAAGATGTCGGATTGACCTGAGTGATTGCTCCATTTACAATAGCAGCAGCAGCGACGGCTCCAGATCCTGTTGCACCACCAACCGCAATATTTGCAGTCGAATATCCGGATCCGTAGGTCAACATCTGGATGTGCTTGATCACTCCACCGGCACAATATGCGATGGCAGCTGCACCAGATCCATTTCCAGTGATTGTTACCGTGGGACTGGCATATCCGCTACCACCAGCGGTAACCGTAACCGATGAAATAGCTCCGGCCACAATCTCGGCTGTTGCTGTCGCTAACGTAGTACTTGTGCCGGCAATTACAACCGTTGCATTTGTATATCCTGAGCCTCCATTCAGGACCTTAATAGACCGAACAATGCCTCCAGCTACATATAACTCTAAAACAGCGTTTGTTCCATCACCAGTGATACTTGCCGTGGGACATGGATATAGAGTTCCTCCGTTTGATACAGTGATTCGGCGAATTGCTCCATTTGATGTCGTTACCATCGCCTTCGCACCTGTACCATTACCGATCACTCCCAGGAGAGGAGCCGCAGAATAAACCGGCCGTTGAACATTAGACAGCCAGACGCCATCCGAGGCGATCAACATGTCCTTTCTGGGAAAATAGACTTCGGCGTTGTCCTGAAAGATGATCTTGAAGAATAACTCGATCGATTCTTTCGATCCACGGACATTGTAATATCTGGCAAGATTTTTATAAAGATTGACTCGATTTGCTACAGTGTTCTTTGGAATTACACTGGCGATTTCCTTCTGTATCAGGTCAAGGTAAGCAGCTTTGGTGACGTCGATGTCGCGGGCCTCGACCATCGAGTTGATCTCGGCACTCGGCTGACCTATTTCATTGATGTGAGTGTAGTAATCCTCCAGCAAATCAATTAATGCTTCTGCCGGCTCTCGTAGGTCGCTAGGAACAAGAGAATCGACGCGAATCGATTCTTTCGTCTTCTTACGAGTACTCGCGATTGTTTCGATCGAGTGAGGCATGGCCTTATTCGTGGCGTGGCACCGTTGTGTAATTTACCGCTCCGGAAGATCCGGATACAGCGATCGTATCGATCTCACCCGTAACCGTCGATGGTTCTAAATCTCCGCGGCCAGAAGGAATAGACAGCGCGATATCCAGAAGCTGATTTCTCTTCGGTGCCAGGTCGAAAGAATTCGGAAGAACCGTTAGGCGGATGATATCAGTCGTATCTGGTAGAAGCTTGTTGATAACAATTCGTCCAGATGCTGCATATAGTGTTCCTAGATTTGCAACTCTCACTTCGGCACCCGAAGATCTACGGCATAGGAAGATGTTACGATTGACAGAACCGGTTATGGGCGCATCTCGCAAATAATGTACCACCCCACCAATCTTAAATTCAGAAGATGTTAAAATTGACGAGGTAGAAGTCGACGCGTAGATTGGAGATGCGAATGTAATGTCAATGCTATTTGCAGTAACGTTCGAAGGAGTGATATCCTTGAACATATAAACTCGGGTCACGGAATTAAGAATAGCCTTATCGACAGAATCAATCTCTGCCAGAAGCTTGGAGTAACGAAACACGCCGTCGAATCTCTGTAGATACGTCTGGGCATATGTCTGCAGGCGGTTTCGAACCATTCCTTCTAATGCAATCTTTGTGTTATCGGTAAGGTTTGGATTATACTTGAAGAATACGTCCAGCTTGATATATGTAAAGTCGGGGTCAACAATCGTCGGGGTGATTGAAACAATGTTTTTGTTCTCGATCGCTGTGATGATATTGTTCTTTTCAGCTGCATTCAGAGCAGCGGCACCTGTCGGCTTAATAGCAATATACACTTTACCGTAGTCAGGTTCGGTATTCTTCTCGCCACCCCAAACTGAGATCGAATCGATGTTACCAAACTCACGGATGATGAGCGAGCGATAGTCATCTGCGGTGACTGCGCGATTCTGCGATAGATATGTCAGAGGTGCATTGTATCGAATCGACTCGATCGTCTCACGATCAGCTCCGCCAAATGTCGAAGTGGCACCGGTCGCATATGACACAGCTATACTACCTCCACTAAATGATCCGATCGAATCAAGTGCAGTAAATGCTCCGCGGCAGTTATTGGCCTCAGCCCCTTGAGTGTAGATGTACTCTACCTCTACGATGTTGTCATTAATTGGCTTCTCACCAAGGATTCCGTCACCGAAGAAAATTTCAAATTTACCACTGGCATTTTCTTGAATGAAGTAAACGAGCGATTCGGCAGTAATACCGGAAAGGCTTGAAAAGCGAGTATAGACCTGGTAATCATCGGAATCTTGGTTTGTCTTGACTCGGACACGAATTGTGGAAGTATCTACATTTGCCTCAGGTATAATGAATTTCTGATTCTCGATTGAGTTATCAACCAGATAAAGCATGCGCTTCAACACACCTTGTTTTGTCGTTACTCCAGAAAAAACATACTTATTCGAGCTGTTCTTCGAAGCAGTTGCAGCCTCCAGCGTCAAGAACACATAAGGTGATCCGCTTATTGGAGAGGCCGTCTGAAAGCGAGTACCGCGCTCCATTGTCAGCGTAGCTGGGGAAACGCCTGTTCCAGCAACAGTCACATTCAGCTTTGCGCTAGATGCCTGCACTGAACGTGGTACATATCCAAGAGTCTTTGCATGGGATACAACGTTTCCTCGGATCTGAGCGGAATCTAGAAAGGACTCATTGATACTAAAGTGAGCCACCATCGCATTGTAGTGCGTATTGTAGGCCAGAATGTCCAGCAGCACAGACAGATTTGATCCATCGAAATCAAAGTCGTTATATTTTGACTGTGATTTAAAGTGATCCTTGATCGAATCCTTGATCTTTTGAAAGTCTAGTTCTGTGACGTCGAATTGGGCCATTGTCGTAAAAGGTTATCGAACTCTCTGGAGATAAAATGAAATGTCTACTTCCTGGTTCAGAGATATAACCCTAAATCCCAGGTCGACCATGTAACGGTTGTTCTCTGATTCATCCTTGACCTCAATGGTGATAGAATCAATACGAGGTTCGTTTTTCCTGAGAACGTCAACGATGGACTTCCTCAGTACTGCTATTGAAATTCTGTCTGCAGGTTCAAATAGCAGACCTTTGATAGCTGATCCTAGGTTTGGTTGGAATGGTCTCTCTCCGAAGGAAGTAAGAACTAGGTTCTTGACCGCAGCTTTTACTGCATCAATGTCTTTTAAGGGGGCGATGTCGTTTGTTACATCACGAGCCAGTGATACATCCAGGTCAGAATACGGCTTTCGCTGAGAAACGACTGCTGATTTTCGTCCCAGTATATTCCTATCGCTTGCTACAAGGATTCCGGCCATGGTTTGTTATTTATAGACAAATTACGAGGTATTATTTTTGTACCGGTAGTAGTCCTTTGCGACCTCAGAATTGGGTGTAAGGATAGTATTGACTTTTTCTAGCCATGGCTTGATATCTTCCATATATTGGTAAACGGATCTATCTGTTAGGCTCTCGACCTTCATCGCAAAATATTCGCTAGTAGTTAGCGCTCCAGAATCTTGAGATACTTCCTGTAGTCTAATATCATAGTATTTTGCAACCTGCGTGGATACTTCACCTGCCGCATTTGTCTTAAGCTTAGCCTGTTCTAAGGTTTTAAATACCTCCGGTTTGTTATCAGTTCCACTGAAAATAGAAACAGAAGCCCGTGCACTTTTGTATTCATCGGATAGCCGTATTGCAGCCTCTTCATCACATGCTTCAGTTACCTTCTTCGAGAGCGGAATTGTTACTTGCTGACGGTATGGCTGACGGATTAACTCATCAAACTGAGTTTCTACTTCCGATGGAACAACTCCGGAGTTCCCCTGAGAAACTTCCTGAGAATTATCAACCACGGTTTCCTCGGCAGGCTCGGCTTCTGCAGGAGCAGCATTTGGTGTAGGAGATTCTTTGGCCTCCTGCACTGTTGCGCCGGTAGACGGATCCATCTTTACGTTGGGAACATCCTTACAGAAGTCCAGGGCATCAGCGATTCCACTTGTAGTTTTTGCTACGAGCGCATCTAGCTCTGCCACCTTGCCTTTCCACTTCTCCTTGAATGCTGCAATCTTTGCGGCATCTGCTCCTACAAGTGCAGCGAGTTCTGACTGAAACGAATCAAGGTTTGTGACCTTTGCCTGGAGAGCGGATATCTTTGATGTGATAGCAGATACCTGAGAAGCTAGACCACCTAGCGCACTTTTCTTGTTTGCAAGTTGAGCCTTGATCTGATCGCGAATTGCGTTAACCGCATCAAGCGCCGGATTCTTTCCACAAAGTAATGACATGGCAGATTATGGTATTGGCAGTGCCGTAGTAGAGAGTCCGGACATGACTCCTGCATGACGGTGCGTAGTGAGCTTGATGTTATTCGATCCAGCCTCGACCTCCACGGTCGCATCCACAGTTCCAGTGACGTTCACATTGTTGGCGATGTTGGTGACAGCTGCGCTGATATCCTGGTTACCGTCCACCGTGATCTTCATCGCGGCCAGAGACTCGAACTCAATGTTTTCTTTGGATGTCAGGTAAAGATGACCAGATGATGATGTTTCGTGGTGACCTCCAGAAAATTCTTGATGCTTGCCAACAACGATGAGACCGTTGTTTCCGGCCACAGTCAGGTCGCTGTTACCAGCAATCGTTTGCACCTTGTTTCCGTCTACTGTGATGACTGTATTACCACCGACGCGTTCGATCTTGTTGCTTGTGACGTTCGTGGCCCATTCTTTGCCGATCTCGGTCTGTTCGGACTGGCCAATCTTTGACTGTCTGGATCCCTTGATGTACTCGGTCTTGTTTCCCTCGACCTCTAGGTGATAGTTCCCTTTTACAAGTTGCTTTAGATCTCCGTCTACCGTGATATTACAGGATCCCATGATGTAGATGTTATCCGACTCAAAGACGACCGTGTATCGATTTCCAACGACGGTCGTAGTAATGTTACCGGTAGCATCAATCTCACGATATGTGCCTGAAGTATGCATCTCAGAGATACGTTCAAATCCAGGAGTGTCATCGACCTCAAATACATGTCCAGATTTTGTTTCTGTCGCTCGATTGTTTGGATAAACCGGAGCGACTACTTGATCGACCTCAAGATTACTCCATGACTGTCTGGTATAGTACGAATCAGGTTCGTCGACTGCTACGCTGCTGACTTTTGGAGGAACGGCAGTTTCAATGTTTTGTGAACGTAGATCATTCCTTCTAATATACGAAGATGCCTGAGAGTATTCGTTAGTTGATTGTTTTGGTATATCTGGACTACCAAGACTCTCCAGCCTCGGATATTGACCTGATGGATCAGAAAATCCTCGATCTTTATCTGGAGCAACAGGCATAGATGCAATCGTACCAAGAATCAGCGGATCTTGCGCCGATGGGCCGTCACGAAAGAATCCTACGACCCATGAACCAGGTAATATGCCGGTCGGCGATGTTCCAATTCCACCCATTGCAGCAGATGTGACTGGTTGAACCACAAATGCCCATGGGAGATCCTTTGTTTCGATCTGACTCTTATCCTCCGTGTGATAGCCAAAGCATCGTACGCGCACTCTGCCCATCTGCATGGGATCGCTGATATCTTCAATGACCCCGGTGAACCAGGCAAAAGATTTCGATAGTAGTTGGTCCTGTGATGTCGCGTTCATGATGTAAATGGTGTCACTGGTGACGTATCGCGTTTTACCTTCATGTCAATAAAGTATTCCTCGGCAAAATTATGGACGACCGATGCAGTCACGTAGTTTCCAGAAAGATAGTCATCAACCTGATTGTTATCGGAGGAATGTGAATTTTTCTTCGTTGGACCCGGATCAATTGCTGGAGGGATTCTCAACGAAACAACCTTTCCACAGTTAAGCTCTAGATCTCCATTCAAAACAATGGTATGCTGCTGTGTATCTAGCGTCTCCAGCTGAGACTGGGCATAGTTTATGATGCCTCTGGATGTCGGAGCATGATAGTTTCCAACATTTGAGAATGCAGCGGAATTGATAGGTATGTAGTTAATCTTGGTCCTATCGTATGAATTGATGTATTTCTGGTTGTCGATTTCAAAGTTAGGAGCCACGAACGGATACGCCTCCATCGTAGGAAACCTCGAGATGTTTTCTAGATAATCAAACTTAAATGCCGAGGCAGTCTTTGTGGCAATGTCAATGTACTCGCTACGAGAAGCAAAGGCTCCGTTCATTCCCTGGGCCGGCTTCGAGAGACTAAGATCAGAATTGATGCTCAGGATGCGTAGCGCTCTTTCTTCGTATGCCTCCTCTGGATCACGATTGATGTCGTATTCAAAAAACTTTGCGTCTCGATATTCTTTGTACGGATCCTGTCTGACGATATCCGCCTGAGATTTGAGGTGTATCTTCCCATCCAATGTCTGGTAAAGATAGAACGGACTTCCTTCCTGGGTAAAGGCTCTACGAAGCGCCCAATGCATGGCATCGATCGGCTCCATGTTCGGAACGATGAATGCAGCAGTTCCAGTTGTATCAGATCCTAATTCTAGATTGTCGTAGCCAAGATCATTACGAAAAACGCTCTGGATGAAATCAGATATTTTACCGTTGAATGCCCTAGAGATCTTCTTGAACTTTGAGACGAATGCATGATCGGATATTCCACCGATACGATACACCTGAACATTGTTGCTGTATTTCGCAAATACCGGATACTCAGTCACTCGAAACCACAGACTGATGTTCTGAGATGTACCATTCGGTAAGGTTCGGTCAAGTACAACATAGATCCATTCATGACCGGTAAGAGCTGCCTGCTCCATGAAATTGCCATCATCACGTATTCCGATATTCAGGGTGAGAGTCGACCGATATATGCTCTCCGTGATGGTAAAGTCGGCAACGATCCTCTTGATGTCGTATTCCTTCCCTGCATGATTTCTGATTACGATTTCAGAGGCTCTGTACGCTGATGGTACAAAGATCTTAGATGAATTAAGATCAACGTTGTTTTGTCTACTCATTGATCAGTTTTCCGAATACCTGAGCAAACTGATAGATCACGTTCGGTCTCACGATTCTGATGTTTCCGCGCTCTTCATTTAATTGAAGCTCGTACTCGTAATAGGACACTGGTGTGAGACTAAAGCCGGCAGCATTCGACTGGATTCCAGCAATTGTCAGGCGCTCGTTAATGAATCGCGAATTGTACATTTCCAGTCCGTTGGGATCCTCGTAGTGGTGAGGGGCGTCGCGATGCTTATACGCCAGGCTCGTAACGACGTTACTTCCGCTTGTCGCCCCGGTAATTACTTCCGTCTCACGTTCGCCTGTCTCGGGATTGAAACTTCCTTTAAAATTACCAGATACAGATCCCAATATCAGCTGGCTCATCGGGACATTCTTTTCCTTCAATATTCCTGTCGCAAGCGATGAATTTCCAGTTATTATCTCTCCGATCTTAAATCTACCTGCCAAGGAATTGTCATATCTTACTAATGTTCCATCAGGGGATTTAAAAACATTGGGTTCGGTATCGATCACAGTTCCGGAATACTCTAGGCGAATGTAATCCTCAAACTCTGTGGTGCCCATAGGCCATCCAGAGAGCCCGGTCTTCAGGTGTTCATTGATAACGAAAAACGTCCAGTAGTATTCTGGAGTTCCATAAAGAATGTTTGATACGACATCGGGTCTTTCTCCGTTTCGTACCTGGAAATACTGATACGTGGACATGTCATCCAGGAATACCGAGTCGGTTCTGACCGTACGAAAGATGTCAATGATCTTTGTGATGACACCGTTAGACTCAAAGTCGTACCCGGTCTTTGGAAATTGTCGAAAGAATGCCATGGATTATACAGATTCGGTTGTTCTCGTCTCTCCTCTTTCCAGTTTCTGAATATCCATCTTGGTGAGAGCTCGTGTTTCTTGAAACGATAACGACACATCGGTCTCGACCGGGCTTCCATCTTCATGGAAAATGTTTGTGGAAGCATTAAATGTTGCAGTCATTCCGGTGAGGTACGAATCAAATATCTTCGGGAGGTACGGATTAACCGCGGCATCTTTATCATAGAACGAGATGTTCCATATTGGAGGATAAGACAGGACTACATCTTTACCCTCAGGATACATATTTTCTCTCAGAGAATCAACGATCCTTTTAATTGTTTCAGCTTCCTTCTTTGAACGCGAAACAAGTTTAAACGCGAAAGAGTAGGAACGGATGTTTGAATTTTGAAATGTCGTGTTCGTATTCGGTGCGATGACCTGTTTTTGGCTAAAGTCTACAGTGTCTGCCACTGTTTCAAATCCGAATTTTCTGGCTAGGATCGATGCAGTCGCCGCAGCATTCAACTGACCGGCCTTATTGATCACCGAACCTACCATTCCACCGACTCCGGCTCCGACGACGCCAGCAAGAGATGTTTGCTTTCCCATCTGAGTCATCGTTTCTGCCATGATCGTACCGATAATACCTAAATTTATCGACGAATACGACATTCCGTCGCCAATAGTAAGACCAGGAGGAATAGGTAAGCTTATAGCCGGGCTACTTGTTTTACCCTGAGCCGTAAGAAGAACAAACGGCA